TAGTAAATATCCCAGGGATTCGACCCTGACATAACGCTTACTAATTCTCCTGTGCCGTAATCGATGTAGGCAACGTCGTAAATATGAACTGTATCTAATCCTACAATTGCCCGATTAACGTACATCTCATAATCGTTATTGCCCTCATGATATTCATTCTGTAACGACCCTGAGAATAGCGGGAAGCCTATTTGATTTGCGAATACTTCAGAAGCCTGGTTGATTATCGGAATAATACTACCACTCATTTTAGTGAGAGTCATATCCTTCGGAAATATCTCATTCGGGTAATACTCAATAAGAGTCTTTAGATTAATTATCGCGTTGCCGGATAATTGTGTTACAGTCATTTTAACCTCAATTGTGTTTGGGCGGAGTTTTTTAGGCTCCGCCCTTATTTACGCCATACAAACGAGGTTAATTATCGTTCGGTACCGTCGGCCTGGGTATCACTAATCTTCAGTACTAACAAAGTAACCTGATACCCTGTAAGCGTTCCACGGACGATTCTCGCAAAACCACGAGGATGTCCTAACTCAACATCTTCAGGGTCAATTGGAATGTATTTACCATGAACTGAAGGATAATGTCCAGGATTAGCCCATGCAGCGAGAACAACATCATCTTCTTGAACCAGATCATATGACCCAGACAGAGTCTGATAGAATGTATCCGCGGTAGACCCCTTAATAGCAGGTGCCTGGTTTATAGAACCTGAAACCCTGAAATTAGTGCCTTCAGCGGCACCCATTCCACGGAATGCTTGCAGGTTGTAAAACTGTTTACTGTTGAACTTAGCCATTTAAATACCTCTTTATTATTTTTGAGTTATGAGTGGACAGAATAACTCTGCCCACTCTCATATTCAGTTTATCCTATCGGTTTAGAGGAATTCAATCCCACCGGCACTGTAATCACCAGCGGTCGTATTGTCGGCCATGATTTGTTCGAAAGCAAACCGACCAGACCCTACAAACGCCAGCTGACCAGTAAGAATGTCTTTATCTGTTTCAAGTCTGAATTGACGTTTACTGAAGACACCCCATGACGGACCATGCACAAGTAAGCACGCTTCACGGTCGACTGTTGAACCAGTATACAGACCAGCATCACCTAACTTGGTTGGGAATTCACCGTCAATATACAGTTCAGAGCCGTAAATAGGCGGCATTACGCCATCCATTTTCGTACGAACCGCACCGTAATCAGAGGCATTAGCGTACAGGCCTAAGAATGCGCTACGAAGTTGAATAGGAGCAATCCAGAACAAGTCGGCAGGTTTAAGACCTTTCTTACCAAGTTTAGCAATCGCAGACCGGACATCAACGTCAGCAAGTGTACCTTCTGTAGCCGCAGTACGGATTACAGCAGCTTGATTGGTGCTGAATGCATACTTACGAAGGCCATTATGCTGTGATTCCAGGTCGGACGTAATATAAGAAAGACCGGTATCAAACGACGTGCCAGTAGCACCGTTACCATTCAAGAAAGCCCGGTTACGACCTTCAATGATAGCAGTCATGATTTCTTCACGCAGAAGCGGAACGATCGGCACAATGGAATCCTCTTCCCACTCATCCTGCACAACGACCGCAGCCTTATGCGTAACATAAGTAGGAGTAGTAACTCCGGTACCGTAGTTAGTCAGTTTTGCTCTATCCGCGTTATCAGTATAGTTGATATTCCCGGTATAGGATTTAGCGCGGCCAGCTTGATACGGCAGTTTATTGATATCCATGAACTGGCGGCAACGATTAGACCATCCACCCAATGCACGAATATACGGAATAACTTCTGCGGACCATACTTGCTCTACGAATTCAAGACCGAAACCAGTATTGGGCGAACCCATAGCGTCTTTCTGAATTCCAAGAATCTTCAGGTCATTTAAATATGCCGCATAAATATCCAATCCCACTTTACCGAGAGGGCGATTAAGATACTTAGCGCGAGCACATAACACCATTAAGGTGTCATGCATTTGACGAACGCGCAATAGACGTTGACCAGTTGCACCACTGTTCTTATAGTCTACTTGAGACAGTAACAAGAACTCTAACTTATCCTGCATATTGGATGACCGCGATTGCATAATACCGCGCATATCGCATTCAGTGATTTGAATCTGGTCAGCCTCTACGGCCTGGATAGCATTACCTTTTTGGATCTTATCGGTCAATTCCTGAATGGTAGGTTGCAGCTTACTTACGATTGTTTTCATCACACCTTCAGTAATCTTACCATCTTGAAAATCCTTTAAAGCCACTTGCAGTTCGCCTTGAACTTTTTCACGTGCTTTAAGATTTTCCTTAAGATCGCCGATTTCAGTTTTCAGCTTATCAACCACAGGTTGAATGTCATCAAACTGTTTTTCGATTTTGTCTGCCATTTGATACTCCTTATGGATTGTTGAATATTGTTTATTGTCTTCTATTTTATTGCCTTTAATGCTGTCTACTATTTCAAACTTAGCCTCTTGGTTGGCTCCTATATTAACCACGGATACTTCAAGTACTTTAATTTTGCTGTAATCATAACCAACACCGTTAGGTTCCATTGAATCAGCGTATATTGAATAACCTAATGAGAATCCATCCAACACCCTTTCTTTGATGGCTCTTATGACCGCTTCATTTGAATCAGTGCCGAAGATACGAACTCTTACTTTTAATCCTTTACCGGTAGCATCATTAACAAGGCTTGATTGTTCAACCTTACCAATAGGCGGAAGGGTATCATCATGGAACGCAAGGACACGGCCATTGAATAATTCGAAAGCACCATCCCACATCATTGATTCTAAAAGGACGTTGTTTCCTTTTAGATTCATTCCTTCTTTAGTGGCCCAGCCTGCTATGATTATATCTTTACCGTCGTACTGAAGACTGTTTTGGTCGAATTTGATATCGTCGGTATATCTTATTTCATTTGATTTAGGAATTGGCATTATTTACCTCCGTGGCATCATCATATAGCTTTTGTTTATCGACAACTTCCATTGACCGTCTAACAATAGCAGGAACAATTTCTTTTGCACATTGCTCAGCGTACTTCCAGGACAAGTTATCTTTGACCCTATTAATTAGTTCCTCTTTTGTCCAGTTTTCCTGTTTCGCGCGGCTTAACAATTGGTCGACGATATTGTAGGTTTTGCGATTTATGATTTCGTGCTTATAATTCAACGTATCTAAATGCAACTTAACATCGTCCGTTTTCATATCGAATATGGTCGAAACATTAACAGCATTGAAAGCTACTTCGCCGGCTTGATTGAACGTATCGCGGATGAATGGTTCTAAACGAGCTTTGAACAGTTTATCTTCTTCCTCTATATTGAATAGCTCGTCAGTTGTACAAAACCGTATTAATGTGTCCAGGCCGCTGATACTCTTTAGTAATTTATCCTCAATGCGTTTGCTTTGCTCTTGGAAGAACGTATCATATATCTGAACGTACTGGTCTTGCGTGGCTGAGGCCTGAGACTCTTCAGAGTTTAAAGGTTCATAGCCAAGTTCAATTCGGCATTCGTCAGTTGTAAGGATACCCTCTTTTTTATATCCCGTTAATACTTCCATTCGTTGTTTAGGGTCGCCCTGTAAGGCTGCAATGTTTGAATAATCGAATTTCAGTTCATGATTAAGGTCGAAATACTTCCAGATAAAGTCTTTGTTAATAATATCGACTATTCTACGCACTAACGGTTTAACGCCATCGGTCCAGAATGATTCTTGCTGTTGAGTTGAGTTGGCGTAGTTGGCATATTCAAGTATTCCGCCTTTATAAGGAGGAACCTTAAATAAACCAAAGATGGTCTCGCGGATGTGCTTTAACAGCTCTAGGAACGCAATATCCTTATGTTTTTGGTCTGGCGTTTCTAATTTGCCTGCGAATCTATTAATGAATACTTTAAATGCATTGCCTACACCCTGAATCTCGTTAGCCATTGCTTTACGAAGCATCTTATGTTGTTCTATAGTAAGCTCATGCTCTGGATTCCACATCCAGCCGACAACGCCACCGTTCTTGAAAAAGTTCTCATTGAACACTTTGACGAAATAATCCATTCGCAGTTCCTTACGAATAGACTCTAACATAGACTTGCCTTTAAGAGGATTATGTACGTCGTAGTTTCTCATATGAATCATTTGGTCGCGCGGAATAGTTGTCGAGTAGTTGTTATTGAGGTATGTATAACTTATGATTTTACTTTGGTCTTGTGATTGATTGATTTTGATTTTGGAAGGGTCGAGTAAATACAATTCGGTTTTGGATATGATTTGAATGTAAACGTTTCCGTCTAATAGCAAAGACGTTACAATCCCCTGCATAAAATCGGCCCAGGTCATATCCCCGTTTAGACCTTTAAACATAAAGTTTGCAGGATGCGCGTTATCGTCGATTTCAGTACGAGAGCCTTTAGATGTTTGAACTCTTATGATATCTGCCGGAAGTTGGACGATTGCATCAGATAGAACACTGACACAGATTGCTACGCTGGAATTAATATCTTGGCTTATTTCAAACAAGTAATCATTACTACCGAAACTGTTGAAATCATGAAATTGGAATCCAGAACTTCCAAATGAATCAGTTTCTAACTTGTCTTGGGAATAATTACTTGGCTGTTTTGATTGATCGAATTTGTCAAATATGTCCATGCTCATATTTTACCGTAATAGATATTTAATAAGGTTCTGTAATAGTTTAACATTATCTTTCATATGCCCAATTGCGAAATTACAATTACTACAAAGTAGTCCTCTTACTTTTCCAGTTGTATGATTATGGTCTACGAATAAATTGCGACTATCTTTGTTTACTCCACCACAGATGGCGCATACGCCATTCTGTGCTTTAAACATTCTGTCGTAATCTTCAGGAGTGATATTGTATACGCGTAATGCATTTATTCTATTACTTTGTTTTGTTTCTTCAATATGTTGTTTGTAATACTGCTTCGATTTTCCAGGATTATCTTTACGGTATTGTTTTTGATATTGTCTTGAATATTGCCTACAACATTCTTTACACCAACAATGTAATTTATGCCTAGGCTTATTATAAAACTGTGATAATTCTTGTTTTATTTTACACTTAGTACAAATCTTGTTCAAGTATAAAACCTCGATAATGATTAATCATCAAATATAATATAGAACCGTTTTACTATACCGCCCAGCGATCGTCATCCGTTTTATCTTGGAATAGGCGCGGTTCGTCGTCTATAAAAGAATTCTCACAAGCAGGACTTAACCCTGCTATTAACATTGCCAATAGTTCATAATTGTCTGCGTGGCGATGATCGTCAGGACTAGAATGAATCCAGGTCGTTTCTACAACGCTTGTCTTTGGATTGATTTCTTGTTTACGAACTGATTCGGTCATCTCGGGTACAAACGAATTGTTATCGACAGAAGTTAAATCAAACGGTAAGATTATTTCTTTGTTTTTGTAAGCATCAAAGCTTGCGTCTAAACTTCCTGTTCGGTTTACTTGAATAACTTTATTCTCATAGTCGATAGTGTAAAGGGTTTCTATTTTATCTTTCGGTCTATATCTACACAATAAGACCTGACAGGGAGCATTCTTAACATACTGTTGTAAATCAGTATAACCAAACGCGCCGCCTTGGGAATCGATTACGCAAGTGCCTACTTTGTAGTATTTCAACTTCTCGTCTAGTTCATCTAACGAATTGACGCGACCAATGAATATTTTGGTCCTGACCCCTTTCTCGACTATACTGATATGCATATGAGAACCTTTGTCCTGTCCTTGGTCAACTCCTGCAACAATACTGAATAACTTATTGGCCGCGGCTATATGGGTCTTTCCTTCGTTGTCTATGTAGGTAGAGGCCTCGAGCTTATTAACGTCGAAAGGTTCGGTCGGTCCGTTCGCAGCGCAGTCATATAACATCTGTTTAGTTATTCTGTGTTCTGACCCAGCGTAGGGCAATCCTAAGTTCTGGTTATAGAAATTCTCCATTGCGGTAATAGAATTCTGTGCCTCAAGCCATTTAACGAATAACTTTTGTATTCCGTCTTTGTCTACATCCCATCTTAATTTATCAGCGTGAATCCCAATAGAATCTGGTTTGTACCCTTTGACGGTCAACTTATATTGACCATTGCCACGTCGATTAAAAGGCTTCTTACAATTTAGACAGATAGGATTGCCTTGCGGGTCTTTGAGTCGCCACTTGTTATCTATCTTCTCGACGAAGTGCAACTTCCAATCCATGATTTGTTCATGCTTACAATGGTCGCATTGTGCATACCAAAAATATTGGTCAACCTTTTTAAACTCTTTATTGAGCCCCCAATTCTCAATCGACGGATTGCCTATCTTAATTGTATAGGGGTCTTCTTCGTCTGCTGTTGTTTTCCATCCAACGCGATCTTCGGCGAATACTAAGTTAGATTGATTGCACAGGTCAAATTCATCTACAATAATAGCCTTGCATGGATATGAGAACAGATTGCTTTTGTTTCTTACGCCAGCGAATTTGACCTTAGTGCCAAAGAACGTCTTTAATCCAACGTTCTTTGCTTCTTCTTTATTGGACCCATAATTTTCTTTGTAGAATGGACAATTACGAATTAGATTGCCGTCAACGCGGTCCCGTACATAATCAGTTCGCCAGGTATCGTTAGGAACAAGGAACAACACTCGTATATTATTCTGAAGCCAGTACATCATCAAATTGAACAGGAATTCGGTCATTCCTATCTGAGAACATTTTTGAATGACTATGTGATGGTACTTATGACAGTTTTTATATAGCCAGATAGCTTCTGGTCTATCATCAAACCGCATTACCTCACCTTTCATATTACGGTGATTGAAGACTGCATTGTAATAGACCGGGTATTGTTGCTTTATGTAATTCGCGAGCTTATTGATTACGTCGGGTTGCATTATACATCCTTTTCTTCGTCGTCGAGCCCCTTAACTAAATTGTTAATCTGCTGTACTTGTTCTTCGGGGATATTACTTAAAGCTATTTTGACGCCACTTGATTTCATTGCTTCGCGCCATGCGTCTTCACCTACTTCATCCTTAATATCCTTCAATATCTTACGTTTTATCTCAGAATTGCCTTCATTCTTGTACAAACTAGTCAATTCTCGTATTCTAACCCGCTTATTTGCGAGACTTTCATCAAGTAAACCATTTAACCAGGTGGTCTTAACTGTTTCGACCGTTGACGCTTTTATACGGGGAATTTTCCTATATAAATAATTAAGGGTTAAACCAGGTACGGGATGAATATTATACTTCTCGAGTGCTTCAGGATCGGTCAACTCTGTTAACAATTGACCGGGTTTGATACCTTCGATATGATAACGGACAATTATATATCGAATATGTTCTGATTTGAGATAGGTTTGTTTAGGCATATGACCTTTGACCGGTTATAATTTAGAGGGTGTGGTGGAAGGATAAATATTTAGTTGGCACCAGACTATTTATCGACCTTTGGAGGTTATCCACCACACTTATTTTGACCTGTTAGTTTTGTAGTTTTTGATAGCTGTTTCATACATAGCAAGCCTGAAATCGAATAGAAACTCTGGAAATGGCTCAGATTCCATCATACTTTTAATAACTTCCGGGTCGAATAATATACTTGTTGAGACCTCTACTTTGAGTTTCTTCCCTTCGATTTCGACCTTACCTTTAAACGATTGGCTCTTTGAATCGTACTCGAGACCTTCTGTCAAAGCAGCCAATCTAGTACAAAATGTGTTTGGCGTTGTTTCCATATGTTCCCGTCTTCTGTTTATTAATACAGGATTTTGTTAATAAATATCCATGTGGTAAGTATATTTCTTTTATGTCGTCTATTTTACTATAGTACACAAATCATCATTTTTTCAAAAATTCGGTGAATTATTTGAATTATTTTTATGTTATCCCCCAAAATATTAAAAAAACGGTTCTATATTATAGTAAATAAAGGAAATGATATGAAATTATGTAGTAAGTGCAAACAAAAGAAAGAGTTGACCGAATTTCGTAAATACGATGCTTGTCGTGATGGTTTAAATTGTTGGTGTAACGAATGTTGTAGTAAATACGCAAAACAACATTATCAAAATGATGATGAAAATGTTAAACGGCGTACCGAAGCAAGTGAACATTGTAAACCTTTACTCAATGAAGAATTTAGAATAGTCGCAGGATGTCAACGAACATGGGTTTCTAATTTGGGACGAGTATTAACAAAGACTAAATGGGGAATTTCCCACATAAGAAAGCCGGTATTACGTAAAGGGTCACCATATTATCAAATATACATTAACGAGCCTCCCCGACATATTACATATATACATGTACTGGTCTGTGAAACATTTCACGGGTCTCGACCAAAAGGATTAACTAAAAAGGGTAAACCCCTTTATCAAGTCAGTCATAAAGACAATAATCCCACTAACAATAATGCGAACAATTTAGAATGGGCAACGGTAAAAGAAAATTTCAATAATAGTCGTCATTACTTTGGAATGAAAAAGGGCTTTAAGCATTCTGAAGAAACAAAACAGAAGATGAAAGGCAATCGCAACGCGTGCCGTAAAAACAGGCACAACGCGCTTTTAAAGAGGAACAATCAACGAATTCCTGAAACTGATATAAACGTGTGGGAAGTTAAATAACATGAATAAACCAGACCATATCATCCCTGCAAGAACCTATCAAGCTGTGATTATAGGGATTGAACCAATAACCCATATGAACAAAGAATCGGTCGATTATAATAGTTATCGCTGGCAGTTTAGAATAGTCAAAGGCAAATATACTGGGAGAACGCCATATGGTTTGACTCCACAAAATACTTGGGCCAGGGGTAGTAGACACAGTAGAGGAAGATTGACCGAATGGCTTGACGTGTTAAAAGGATCTCCAATGACCGATGAAGCAATTTCTAAATACGCCAATCCTTCTTGTCCGGTCCCGCTAGAGGGGTTGAGAGCTAAATACATTAACGACACTATTTGGAAAATACGGATTGTCAATAAGAAGCATAACCAAAACCAATGTTTTGTGGATTATCGCGTCAGTAGTATCATTTCGAAAGTGGAAGACTAAATCTGTGCAAACATTAATCGGTATTATTCGACTTGACCTTTGTATAGTAAAGCAGGGTTGTATGCGCATGAATAAGAAACGGCGTTATTCAGATGACTAAAACCAATAAAGTAATAGGTTGTTTAGCGGAGAATGCTGAAGGCATTCGTTTAAACACAATCAGTTACAAGAATAATGCGCATCACTGGTTGCGCATAAATGAGGAATAATAAATAATGCGCATTACTAATAAAAGAGTATCATTAATAATTCATAAAGATATAAGTAAAAAGAAGATAGTGTATAGAGGGTAAGATAATAGAGGGTAAGATAATAGAGGATGATAACCCCTTATTAGTAATGCGCATTAAATCTCGTGTCTCATTTATGCGAATTAAAGGTATCAGTAATAAATCACAGGAGTAATTCAAATGACACAAAATGTAAAAGGCAGTCCAGGTAGAGGAAAATTGACCAAAGATGATATAAAGGATATTCGGGAACAATATCGATTTGGAACAATGAATCAATATCAGCTCGCGACAAAATACAAAGTTGACCAATCGACTATCTCGGGGATAGTCAATAACCGTTATTACAAGGATATTAATTACAACGAAGACCTTGCTTTAAACAATCGTCTCAAAGCAATAGAGGCTGAAAACGGTCGATTAAAGAAAGGTCTGGAAAGCTTAAAGAAACATACAAAATATATTGAAGAGCAGGTCAAAGACCTTCAGGAATGGAGATAGAAGCAG